AAATGATTGATATTCTTCATCTTCTGATAGATCCGATATACGCAAACAATCAATGTCAAACTCCAAGTCTACCTTTTGTCCAACACCACTTGATGATCTAGTCTTCATAAACTGTATCTGATATCTACCACGTTCACGCATTGCCCGTGATGTGAATATACCAATCACGTTGTCTGATGTTTGTATCTTACTCAACCCACCTGCTATGTGTGAATGATCGAATTCAATTTCTTCTACTGCATCTCTGTTCAACTGTGATGCTGTACACAATAACAGTTCTAAGTCTACTGCCAAGTTCCTAAGTTCTTCTGAAACATACTTGTCTTTTACGAACAAGTCCGATGGTGACACCCTCTTGTTCAAAGGCATCATTAGATCCAAATAATCAACCAGTATAGCATCACACTTGACACCATGCTTGATCTCAAACTCTTTGATGTATGTTCTTATGGAAAGTGCAGTTGCACCTGATGGCAAATACTTGATCACTAGTTTGCCTGCTGTTTTGGCCTTTGCTTTTACTTTCAATTCTACATTGTCGATCTGTTTGAATATTTCTCTTGCTGGTGTTTGTGCAACCATAGAATCAATACGCATGGCACACAATGCTTCACTCAACTCTAAACTGATGTAGATCACATTCAGTCCTTGTTCGACCCAGTTCACTGCCATGTTCTGCAAGAACAAACTCTTACCTGCACCAGATCCACCTGCGAACAAGTTAAGTTCACCTCTGTTGAATCCACCAAACAGTTTCTTGTCTAGTCCTGCCCAACCTGTGGACACAGTACCGTTGTTGTCTTTGAGTGCAGTCAGTCTTCCTTTTGGATCTTCGAAGTAGTCTGTACCCAAGTCTTTGGTCAATCCAACCTGCACAGCATCTTTTATTTTTTGTTCTACAGCACCATACTCACCTTTCTCCAACATGTCTGCTGAAGTCAGTATCGCACCTTCGAGTGCTTTGTGTCTACAAAAGTTTTCAAACTCATCCAAGAACCAGTTGTAGTGTGCTGGATCAATATCTTGGGCACTCTTAAGTGCGACACCAGTCTTTGCTTTTACCATTTCTAATTCTGGCAACTGCTTGTAGTCATCGGAATACTCTTTTATAAATTGTGCAACTGGTTGTAAGTCTCTGTTGAAATACTTTGGATCGAATATGTTTTGTATTCTTGAATATGATTCTGCATCATTCAACATCATTTCAATAAACAATGTTTGTATGTCTTTGTTGTAATCTATCTGTTGAGCCATTTTTTCGCTGTCAATTCTATTTTAAGTTTGGAGTCTTGTATTGTAGCAAGAATACTTTTGAAAGTCAATAGTTTACCATATTTTACAATAGCATCTCCTACGTCTATCACATCATCACCCCAGTTTGGAAATGCCACAGACCAACCATAGTCTACGGCTTTTGTAATCATCTTGCGTCCAGCCTCATCACGATCTGGCACTACAACCACTTTGCGTTGTAAGTTGTTAATCATTTCTGCTTGTCTTTGGTTTGGTTCAGATCCTAGCACAGCCACACCATCTAGTGCTATTGCATCCATTGGACCTTCGCACACCAATACAAATTGTCTGTTATAATTTTGTACGTCACAGTTGAACACATAACCAGGTGGTACATCTGTAAAGTATTTTGCTATCTTGTAATTCTTCTCACCCAACCATCTTCCTGTGTAACCTATGATTCCTTGTTTGTGATAAAATGGAATCAACAGTCTTTGATCCATCTGATTGTCTTTGCTGGTGCTCCAATAGAACGGATAGTCTTCCAGTTGTAGATGTCTATCATTGATGTGTTCTATTGCTTTGACTAATCCATCAACCAACCCTCTTGCTTCGAGATCGTTTTCGTTGACCCAGTGCATGATTGGTTTGGAACCTTTGGGCAAAGTCTTTTCCTTGAAGTGTATCGGTTTGTATTCACGTTTGTATTCAACTGTCTCGTCCATGTGTCGCAATGCTTCTAATCCCATCTTGCGTATTTCATCTACTGTGAATCCCATGTAACCCAAAAACTTTTTCATTTTAAAGTTTAGATTTCTGCCTGGTGTGTAGTTTGCTTTGTACCCACAGTTGAAACAGTGAAACTGTATGCCACCGTCTGGTGGTATGCGTACACCACCTCTGCCCCTTGTGTCTGCTGACTCACCGAAGTGATGACAACAAGGAGCATTGAAACTGGTCCAACCACTTGGTGTGGTCTTACGTTTGGTAGGCATACGACTCACGAATGTCTGCTGAATCTGATTGATCATTACGTTTATTATACTATACGATCAATATTTGTCAAACTTACTCGTTGGTTTTACCACCACCGGTCAACACCTTCAATCTACCAAGACCGTTGGTGCTAGGTGATAAGGGCCTAGTGTAGTAATCTTTGTGATATGTGGTAATTTCTAATTTTGGATTGTGTCGGACCTTGTTATTTCTTTTATTGATCCAACGTACGAATGCGTCAAGTTTTTTTCTCATAGCCTGTTCTCCCTTTGCTTTTGCTTTTACTTTTTAACTTTTTGCCTATCTAATCTTTTGGATTAGCAAAATTATTTATCTGTAAATATCGTATGCGTAAAAATTTATATGATTCCGATAAGTTGATCATTATCATGTACGAACAACAACACAGGTACCAGGCCATGTTTGTGGGCAAGGCATTGTCATTCTCGAAAGACGTATGTGTGCCATTGCCACGTTACAAACATTTTCATTTGTTCGAACACGACATGATGCCGGCAATGTGGAACGAATGGTTCCTGGAAGACAACAACAAATGGTTAGACTATGGATGGCGCAGTGATCTTGACTTTGCACAAAAACAAGGATACCTAAACACACACAGAACTGATGAAGTTGATGTGATGTTGGAATCAAATCAATACGGTGTTATGGCAATTTGTGTTGATGAGATGAATCAATCTGTCCTTACAGAGATGGCGTTGATATTTCCTAGAGCAAAGATGGTTGCACTTACAAAAAGTAGGAAATTAAAAATACCATTTGGATTTAATTTATACTGTGCAGTAGATCCATCTTCCATATCTCCATATGATGCAACTTGGCAACATGGAATGGACATGTGGATCAGTAATAGACAAATCTCAATGAAGAAGATCACAAGTCAGTTGGGACTATCTATGGTCCAATCTGAACTGTGGGCATTTTTCAACAAGGCAGGAGAACATCTGCCTGGATACAAATCGAGTGGCCACTGGGGCAGGTATCACACGATAAGATTCACACTCGAACCAGAAACAATGGCAATGATAAAGATTACAGTAGATGGCATTACATTAGATCAACAAAAGATAAAACAGGAGCAAGATTTTTATTATGAAACTACAGGTAGTAAACCTATTATGGATTTCAGCATAAACCAAGTCAACATGAGCCATTCTACTATGTACAATATTATACACATTAAAAAATTTCAGATAAATGATCAAGATATGTTGGGAACTTTTTACCCAGCACCCCCACCACAGATATCACGCCAGTATACAGATGAACAACTAGGTGAAAAGAAATTGTGGTCTACGATTGACTGTGACGGGTATTGGAAAGTAACAACTGATGGGATCAATAATTTAAGTTGACATATCTAGCATGAACATTATATTATATACAGTATGCACACTAAAGTTTTAATAATAGGATCTGGTCCTGCAGGATATACTGCGGCCATATACGCCGCAAGAGCAATGTTAAAACCTGTGATGGTACAAGGATATCAACCAGGCGGACAACTTACAATTACAACTGATGTTGAAAACTATCCTGGCTTTGGAGATATTGTACAAGGTCCATGGTTAATGGAGCAGATGCAAAAACAAGCACACGGTGTTGGCACTGAACTAATCACTGACATGATCAAATCAGTAGATCTATCATCGAGGCCATTCAAAGCAGAAGGCGAAGATGGACAGTCATACACAGCAGATACAGTAATCATATCAACTGGTGCATCAGCAAGATGGCTAGGGTTAGAAAGCGAAACAAAATTCCAAAACAATGGTGTGTCAGCATGTGCAACATGTGATGGATTCTTCTACCAAGATCAAGAAGTAGTTGTGATTGGTGGTGGTAACAGTGCAGTCGAAGAAGCATTGTATCTAAGCAAAATTGCGTCCAAGGTCACACTGATACATCGAAGAGACAAATTAAGAGCAGAACAAATTTTGCAAGATAGACTTTTTGCAGATGAAAAGATTAATGTAATATGGAATGCCACTGTCGAAGAGATACTAGGAGACGAAACTGTTAACGCAATAAAAATAAAAAGTAAGGATGATGGTAGCACTATGGAGTATCCGACCAACGGTGTGTTTGTAGCAATAGGACATGATCCTGCCACAAGCATATTCAAAGATAAAGTCAACATGGATCGAGAAGGTTATATCATCACCAAACCTGATTCAACTGAAACAAACATACCTGGTGTGTTTGCCGCTGGTGATGTAAAAGATAAAATTTATAGACAGGCAGTTACTGCGGCTGGCATGGGTTGTATGGCCGCACTTGAGGCCGAAAAGTTTTTATCAACTTCTATATAAAATTTTATTAACACCCTGTAACAGCAATTCAAACTTATCACTACTATTCTGAGTGTTCTCGATTTTTAAAGTTCCGTTGGCTGCCTTTGTTGCAAGGTAAACTTGAGGTATGCCGTTAGTGGTAGAATTAAATGCGTTAAGGAAATGATTGAAGTCTTCTGTAGTAGATCCATCACCTTCTAGTGTAACTTTCTTTGTATGTTTCACTCCATGCTCGTCTGTGTATGCAAATCCAAATGATGAGCCACCAACGAATGGTTGTGCTGTGCCTACGTCGGCATCACCTGTAGTGGATCCTGTTTTTTCTCCTAAGGCAAATCCTGCCGCACCCAATGGCCCGATGCCTAATGCTCTGTCTCCTGCTGTTGCACCTGAGTATAAAACATCGAATGCTATTTTAGAATACACACCTTTGAATGTATAAATCTTTTGTTCAGTTGCAGATGTAAAATCTAAACTTGCATCTGATTCGCCATCCGGAACAATAGTACTCCACTCTTCTGAATTACCTGTGGCGTAAGTTGCTGTGTCATCTAGTGTGCCTTTGATTGTAATAGTTCCTGTAAAGTCATCTAAATCAAATTGCACTGTGTGTACTGCTTGATTTGAATTATTGGCAGGGCGTGCAGATACTGTCGATGATTTCAAGTTCTTGCCATCTACTATGTACGAATTTATCACTGCTGATTCTATAAAGTCTGGGTAGATGCCACTCAGTACTTCTGCTGTGCCTGAGGCATCGTAGTCTGTGCCTGCGTACACAAGTTTTGTGATACCTTCACCGTCGTCTGTTACTTGTAATGAATAACTGTAAAATTGTGATGTCAATGCTCTAGTCTGGGATTCGGTTAGTGTAAGTTTAGCAATACCTTTGGTGGCATCTGCTATTGTAAGATTCTGTGATATCTTAGTTGCTCTATTTTCTTTATCTAAGAGATTGAATTTGATTGTATGATCACCTATGTTAACTTTTTTGTTATCGTGGTTATAAAATTGAAACTGTACTTCATTTTTAATACCCTTATAAAATTTTAACATTCTTTCATACATTTTTTCTTGTCTCCTGTCTCCGCTCGTACCTATGCCGCTATCAAAGTATATTGGTATAGTGTTGTCATATAAGTACGCAGTTTGTTTCGGCATAACATTTAAACTATTTATATTAGGGCAAATATATACTTTACACTATGAAAAATGTTTACTTGGCACAAATGAGCCTGGAAGTACCAGGGAGCAAATACTATTACTTTCCATATAGCGTCGGCGTGGTGTGGTGTTATGCCATAAATGATCCAGCAGTAAAGCAAAACTTTGCTTTAAAGGAAATTTTGTTTGTTAAAGAACCTATAGAAGACATTATAGATCGTATGGAAGATCCTGAGGTACTTGGGTTGAGCACCTATATTTGGAACACAAATTACAACGAGCAACTGGCCAAGGCAGTCAAAGCAAAGTGGCCTAAGTGTAAAGTTATTGTAGGAGGCGCGAATGTGCCCAACAACGACAATGAATATTTTAAAGAAAATCCTTACGTTGACTATCTCATCCATCAAGAAGGTGAGATTGCCTTTAAAACTTTAATGCGTAGTTTTCTTGGATTAGAACCAGATACTGAGGTCCCGGGTATCAGCATTAATCGTAACGGTGAAAGAGTTCAGACAGGCCCGAGTGTGAGAGTAAATGACTTATCCCAGATTCCAAGTCCTTATACGAGCGGTTTGTTCGACGACATGCTTAACAAATATGTGAAGAATGGGAATATCATATTGAACGCAATTATCGAAACAAACAGAGGATGTCCATTCAAATGCACATTTTGTGATTGGGGAGGAGTTACATTCAGTAAAGTACATAGGTTCGACATCAGTAGGATTGAGCAGGAAATTAAATGGTGTGCAGAGAACGGAGTCGAATATGTGAACAATACAGATGCTAACTTTGGTATCTTCAAAGATCGAGACATGGCTATTGTCGACATGCTCATAGAAACAAATAAAAAATATGGTTTTCCAAAGGTATTTGATGCACCATGGAATAAAAATAATAACCAAGTCACAGTAACAATGGCAAAGAAATTATTAGATGCAGGCATGATGCGTAGATTTACAGCCAGTTTACAAAGTATGAATCCAGATGTGCTGACTGCGATAAAACGCACAAATCTAAATGGTGAGCAATTAGACAACATTGTTTTAGACGCCCGCAGGATGGGAGTGAGTGTAAGCACAGAAATGATTGTAGGATTGCCCGAAGAAACATACGAAAGTTGGAAAACTGGTGTGGCAGAATTGCTTAGAGGCGGATTAATTATAGAAAGTTTTCCATTGGTGATGCTACAAAATAGTGAAATGGCAGATCCTGATTACAGAAAACAGTATGGAATAAGAACAAAAAGAATAAAGAGTTGGTTCAGTAACATTGTCGATGAATGGCAGGACATGGTAGTTGCCACCAACACAATGGACGAAAAGGATTACAAAAGGACTTGGTTGTGGACTTGGTTTACAGTCTTAGTCCAAGCAAATGGTCTTACACATTTGGTTGCGAAATATCTTGAAAAGAGGCATGATGTAAAGATACAAGATTTTTATGAAGCAGTGCTTGATAAGTTTTTAAATGATAGTTCGGCAGTTGCATATGAGCATTTGAAAAAATGGTCAGGATATGCTGATAGATTAGAGTACACTTACTTCATTGCTGGATTCCTTTACACCGATGTGCTCCTTGATCTTTCACAGCACAGGCGTGATAATTTTTTTGCAGATATACAAAAAGTCTGTGAGGAACTTGTAGATGATCCTATGCTCCCGCAAGTCATTGATCTACAACAAAAAATACAAAAGCAAACAGTTGCAAGTCAACATAGAGTTAATTACTCTGCTAACCTGTATGAATATATCATGGACGACAGCACGACACTAATTAAAGGTGAAACAACATATAGTATTATTGACACAGGTATTGAGGATAGATTTGAAGGTGATTGGAATTCGTTTATGACCTTTGCTCGTAAAAACGGTTCTTGGAGAAATAATATTACACAAATAGAACATGAACGAGTTATTTGAAGACATCCGTAAAAACTTTCCATTTATGGCTTTAGTCCAGGTAGGAACATTTGAATACGTGGGAATAGTAGCCAATCAAAATCAACAAGTTACATCACTTTATGATTACAGCAGGCTCAAATCAGAAACAGAAAAGAAAGCATTCATAGAAGCAGGCGAAACTTGGTGGAACGAAAGCAACAGATTAATACCTATAAACATATTCTTACACAAGGATATGCAAGATTTCAAACACTGCTTAGTAACTCACAACACAAAAGAAGTCAAGATAGTGAGTGGGCATGTTGTAAATCTAAGCAATATGAGAACTAGAAGAGTAAAACGTAGAACATTAACTTTGGTTCGTAAAGTCAAGTAAATTTAGTTGTATCACAATCACATACGCATAACCTATGGCATGTGCTTTTTTAAAGAAATAACCTTCATCTGGTTTGATCCAAACATCTTGCATGATTGTTGCCCAGTCACTGTCTGCTAGTTTTCTTTTACCTGGACGTATGATTGCCAACACAGCCGCTAGTTGGTCGATGCTTTGTGGATTCAGTTTGTTCACTAATGCGAAGTGATCTGATATATGGAACAGTTTGGATACTACATCTTGCCTTTTCAGTAAAGACCAATCAGGTTCTTTGTACATTAGTTCTATCAAATGTTGTTCATCACGCACACCTTCGTATGCTGATACGTTCAAGAAGTCGATCTTGAAGTAACCAAGTTTATCTGCAACCTCATAATCAAGTGACGCCAATCCTGACACTGGATCCATTGGTATGTCTTGTGCATAGATACCAGTATTGTGTTTGGTAATCTTTTTGTCTTTCCATATGGATGCCGGCACATGTTTTATAAGTTTTAGTGCCTTGTCTCTGTCTAATAAGTCTATGTCAATATCTGGCATTGTTTAATTGTAACATGTTTCTGTAATCTGTCTATCAATCCTGTCTCCACGGGCCGCCACATTTTGCTTCAAGTTCTTTCCTCAGTTTTTCTATTGCTTTTCTGCTGATCCTCGCTCTTCTTTGTCCTTCACTTTCTCTATTCTTTGGTGAATACGCATCTTTTGGATAGGCAGTTCTTATGCCTTTTTGTTCACTATCATCGTCTCCTTCTTTGCGTGGTATGAAATGTATGTGTGGCCAGAATACAGATTGTCCTGCACATTCACCTATGTTCATACCTACATTAAATCCATCAATGCGTCCTGCATCTTTTTCGTCTGACCCATGTTGGTATGCTTCTGCCATTGCTTCTGCCACATATCTTGGTCGATCGATTTTTGGTATGAACAAGAGATGTCCATCACACGCAGGATATTTGTCTCGGTATACAACAACTGTATCTGTTTCTCTTATTTTATATTTTTCTTGATTTGGATCGTTGTTCCAACAACTGTCTTCATACGAGTCTGGATAATCTTTGCTTTCATGTGGCACCCATTCTTTGTAGTCAGCCATTTGGTATATCTCCAAATTTGTTCGCACACATGTCATGCATCTTTTTGGCACCAAGTGTACAGTCCTCTAGCCATTCATCGTGTTGATGATATGGTCTATGTTTTGATAGATGCTTGTAACATCTAAAGTCTATGTTCATTTCTGCACACATCTTAGTAATGCCATATGCGGTGTGGTCCAAGCAGTCGGCGTTGAATTCTTGTGTGAATGAGTCACTTGTAGCACAAGATATATTCCTGTCATTTCCTAGTATGCCAGACACTTCGTCTTCTGGAGTATGATATTTTTCTTTTATATGCATATCGTTCTCGATTATTTTTGTAATTTCATAAAATCCTTGTGTATCTTTAGAAAATGCCCAACCATAGTGGCACACAAATGAAGGAAGTTTATTATTGACCATAGTGTATGTTTGTATTGCTAGTAAGGTCGATCTTGCCGCATTTATTTTACCCGGGCCGCAATGTTTGAACCAATTCATTCCTGTGGATTCTTCTTTCCATGTTGCTAACCATACACCATTCTTGATAGATGGCTGTTGTCTTTCTAATGTAGACTGTATATTGATTGGTTTTAGTTCTTCCATATGTTGCTGTATTTCTTTAATTTATCTCTCTTTACAAATTTTCTATTTTCTATATCTGTTGGTTTTAAGACATCATATTCTATCAACAGGTCAATCATGCATTGCAAGTCTCCTACTTCTTCTAACAATTTTTTCCTTAGGCCGTTGTCTATGCCGTGTCTCAATATCTTTGAACAAGCCTGTGTTAGTTCGCCACATTCTTCTGCTGTTATCACAAGTATCTCTTCTGTCCTATTCTTCATTATGTTTGTGTACTTCATTCTACTCCTGCTGTGCGTAGAACTTCCTTTGCAAAGTCCACGTCTGTTGGTTTTGATTTGAACACTTTCTTCCACCATGGTGGATCTATCACAGTTGCTATCAACTGGATCTGCTCGTCATTCATGTCACCTAATAGTTTCTGCCCACTCTCACAGTTGAATATTGCCCATGGTGATATCTTGCCTTGATTGATCATTTCAACTGCTCTGTTGATGTTTACATAATAAAAGTAGTGTTTCCATTCTGCAGATTCAGTGTGTGCCCATTCCTGCATTGATTTTATTGTGCGTTCTAGTGCTGGTTCCACTGGTTCGGTTAACAATTTACTCTGCAGATATGTGTCATAGGTACCTTCTTTGGCCCAAGCATCTATACCAACGTTCTGAGTAATCAACCAATCTATGTAAGTGTCTGCTTCTATTATTGTTCTTGATATCACATACCTACCAAATTTACAAAACGCAATATAGTATGGAGATTTTGCAAAGTGCTGATATGTTTTGTTTTTCATTGCACCTTGTGCCAATTGGAAAAATCTGTTGTATGCAAGATATCCAACCTGCACACCTTTTTCATCACGTTGCAAGTATCGACGTTTTTGCTCACATACATGTACCATAAGTGTGCGTTCACGAGTAAACTCCTTACCACAGTGTTCACACTGATGCATGTTATTTGAGTTTAATTTGTTTGTCGTCGTTTCCGAAGTCACGTGCTAGTTCCTTTAATTCTTTTTTGTCATTTATATCTGCTAACAGATCTATGTCGTCGGACTTCATGTTTTCATACAACTGGGTCAACAGTTTTTGTTTTTCGTTGTTGCCTGTTTTCTTTTTGGATCCCAACCATGGATGAAATTGTCCTTGTTCAACTCCACACATTGACGTTAACATCCATGCAAGTTTTTTATATTTGGACAGTGTCCACAAATGTTTGTTCACACATTCATTCACCATTTCCACATAGTGTTCCTGCATCCATTGTTCACCTTTGACTGATGCCATGTATTTCATCAGCATGAATGGGGAATACAATTTTTGATCGTCTTCTGACATTTGATCATAGAAATTCTTATCACGCATGTCTGCGGCTCTCAATGTCTTTTTAAGATCTAAAAATTTACCTGCCAAATCTTTTTACCTTCACACTGCCTGGTTCACGTTGATGATATTCATCAGCACCCATACCACGTCTTAGTTTTTCAATCTTGCCACCTTTTTTTAAAAACTTTGTGACAGCATCATCTATCTGCTTTTTGTCTTTTGTCTTGCTGTACTCTTCTTCTTTACTTGCCATTACCATATCTTTCCGTAGTCGATAACCTCACACTGCTTGGATATTTCTTTAATGAAATACACACACTTAGGTTCGTCTACATTGGTCAACGGAGTGCATAACAGTTGACCGGGTTTTGTTTTTGGGAAATACCATTTAACTTCAGAGTATACATTCACAATATCTATCTTGGGCCATTCTGCTGAATAACTGCTGATAGGATTGAAACTGAATGCTTGAAAGTCTCTGGAGTTCAAACTTGTGATGGGTAGCACTTCCACATCACCTGCTTCTTCGTCTCCCACTGCCACACACCAATCTAATGGCATGTGAATTTTATTTTCACCAATCTGCAATACTGCTGTCGGTGCCGAAAATGATTCTAAGAATACTAGTGGTACAAAATAGAAGTCTGGATTCTGAACATCGCTGTTGTCAAACACAGAAAATCTCATGTCGTCATCTATTTCGTCCTGTAAACTGTTAATTGCTATTCCTTGATTTTCTACTGTTAATATCTGCATGTTACCTTCCTATTTGACATAATCTATTATTAGTACTGCTAATGCTATTGTGTTCATTAATGTAAACCAACTAGTCAAAAATATTATAAATCCTGCTCTACGTATCCAACTACTGATCATACCCGAAATAGAACCTGCCAAATACAATGGTACAAATATCCAAGTTGCTGGATCTAATATTGTTAATGTAATTACCGCACTTGCAATTATTAGTGCCAGCGTCTCGAACATCTCGCAATAAAAAGCAAATGGTGATAACCTATATGATTCTTTGAGGAAGTTTGTAATTGTTTTCATATTAGTTCTCTTTCTTTGTTATAGTATAAGGGTAGTTGGCGTCTTTGTAAAACTTTTTTCTGGCAGTAAGATGTCTCTTTGCGAACTTGGCAGTCGAAGTGATATCCCATATCTGCACATGATCCTTGTCTTGTGCTTTTCTTATGCCTCTACCAATAGACTGAATTACTCTTACAAAAGACTTGCCTGGTTCGATCAACACCAAATTGAATATTCTTGGAATGTTAATACCCACCGCCGCCACACCGTATGTGGCAATGATTATTTTGTTTGATGCAGTTTTAATTTCGTCGTACTCGTCTTTCCTGTCTTGTACTTTGGTCTTGCCACTCACAAACACAGAATCTGTGATAAGTTCTTCTAACAGTTCTCCTGATTTGATCAAGTTCACTAGTACCAGTGTGTTACCACTTGACGCAATGTCACGTATCTCATTTGCTACAAATCCCATCCTTGTTTTTGTTGTGGTCAAATATTTTTGTTCTTCTTGATAAGTTTTGTATGCTACAAAGTCTTCTGTTTGTATGATGTTCACGTGGCAGTTTGCAAGTATGCCTTTGTCTTGCAGTTCTGATGCTGATATCCTGTGTGCAACTTGACCTATGCTCACACTCAATGCCTTTTGGTTGTATTCTTCTTTTGGCACTGTGCCAGTCAATCCCCAACGTATGGAGCAGTGTGCAAATGGTCCGCTCAGTAATTGTTTAAGTACATCTGCTTTGGCCATGTGTACTTCATCTACCATTACACATGCCACTGCTTCTGCGAACTCGGTCATAGTGGTTGTTGCAACTCCGTCCTTGGATGCTTTCATAAGATTGTTTAATGATTGCCATGTGCATATAGTGTGTGTTCGATTGAGTTGTTTTCTGTCTCCATAATACACACCAACATCCACACCTATGTTTTTGTAGTCTTCTTCTGTTTGGGTGACCAGTGACTTGTTCGGCACTATCACAATCGTTCGTCCATATGGTTCGCACAATTTAGAAAGTGTTGCTGTGATTATTGTCTTACCAGCACCTGTGGCAATTTCTTGTATGCTTTGTGGTGCATGTAAGAACTTGTTGATTACTTCGACTTGGTAGTCTCTCAATACTATTGGTTGTCCTTGTGCTGGATGTCCAATTGGCCATGTCTTGTCTGCAAGATAATTTTCATCTATTTCTTTAAACTGTAAATTAAGTGGAGGCCTGTCGTCTTGTAGATTGATGTAATAACCTTCTGCCTCGATCATTGGGAGTATTTCGTCCAACATGTTGACATATGTTTGTCCACCCATCGAAAAGTAACTCACACAACCATCCCACCTGCCTAGTCTCACAGCCGGCATAAATCTTGCACCTGGTATTTCGTATTTGAATTTGTTTACAAGTTTTCTTCTAGTGGTAAGTTCAAGGCGATTGATCTTTACATTAACTTCATCTTTGATAATCACATCACACGACGCCATGTCCTAATTATAGCACCTCTTGTGAAAAATGTCTAATGGATTGTCTCTGGATTAGTGGTATAGAAATCGTTCAGTAATCCTTCTGCGACTTGGTCACCAACTTCTTTCATAAGCATTGCAGTTCCATGGTCACCTAGGTCGGCATGGTATATCAACATGGCCGCTTTCATTACAGCACCCGCCATGATCATCCTGTTGTCTGCTATCTTTTCTTTTAGTAATACAGGTTCTATTGCATCAAGTATCTTGTCTTCTAGTTGCTTCAGTAATTCATCCTCTGGTACTGCACTCGCAGTCCTATCCTTAACCATCTTCGCTAGTTTGCTCATCTTGATCTTTTTCATCTAAGTCCTCCGGTTTAGGCATAGGCATACCTGAATTATCAAACCATCTTTTGTCTTTGGTAACATAGAGAGTCTGCATGAACGTTGTGCCGTCCAATCTTTTTTGCCTACGTGTTTTAGTACTTATTCCTTCTCTATACTCAGTGCCATCGGCTTGGACCAGTCTTACGCCTTGGTATGTTCCATACATCCTATCGGTGTATTTTCCATGTATGAAATTGCTCCATGGTCTTTGATCAAACTTTACACCAACGAATATTGCTTTGTCGGATTTGCCTTCTGTT